CCCACAACCTTCCGTGTCGACAAGCTGCGAGCGATTGCGGAGGTCGATGGATTGAGCGATCAAAGGGCGCAGACACTCGTAACGCAGATTCGCGCAGGCGGCAAGTCGTTGCTCGTGGGAGCTTACGAGTGGCCAGATGACTTCCAGATCATAAGGGAGTTCAACCTATCGGGCCTGCCCGCAAAGCTGGATAGCTGCAAGGCATCTGTGGCCCGGTAGTCACTGCAAACGTCTGAACACCAATCAACGGCCCGCCATGAGCGGGCCTTTTTTATGGACGGAATATGGCCCTTTACACCCTGACGGTTGATCTGCTCGCCGAAACGGGCAGCTTTGAGCGGGACCTTGGCAAAGCCGCCCGGGCATCTGATCGGTCGGCGCGGGCTATGCGCCAGATGCAGCGCGAGATGTCCGACAGCTTCGCCCAAGCCGCACGCGACGCGAAGGTGTCGGTCACCAGCATCGATCTGAGCATGGCTACCTTGGCAAAGGGGTTCGGAGCGATCGGCGGTGGCGCTTTGCTCGGCAAGTTCATTTCCGAAACGGTGAACGCCCAGAACGAGCTGGCACAGCTGAACGCGGCTTTGAAGTCCACTGGACAGGCCGCTGGCTTCAACAGCAAGCAACTTGTCGAGATGGCTGACAAGATGGCCAAGGCGACGATTCACTCGTCGGGCGAAATCGTAAATGCGCAGACGCGGCTGCTCTCGTACACCGGCATCATCGGTGAGAACTTCCCTCGCGCGCTGCAGCTGGCGATCGATCAGTCGGTACGCCTGGGCGAGAACATTACGCAGTCCGCTGAGACCGTCGGCAAGGCGCTGGAATACCCGGCCGAGGGTGTTTCTGCGCTCACCAAGCAAGGCTTCAAGTTCACCGCACAGCAGAAGGACATGCTTGCGTCGCTGGAGGCGGCCGGACGGCTAGGCGAGGCGCAGGCCATCGTCATGGAAGTGATGGAAGAATCCTACAAGGGAGCGGCCAAGGCCGCGCGTGAGACGCTCGGTGGTGCGCTCATTGGCTTGAAGGAGTCATTCAACGACCTTCTGGGCAGCCAGGCACAGAGTGGCGGAATCGCCGCGGCGACGACAGCGGTCAACTCGTTTGCTGAGAACCTCAGCGTCGTGGCAGCGGCCGCCGTCCCGCTCGGCGTCGGATTGGCCGTGTTCTACGGCGGCGGGAAGCTGACGAAGGGGCTTGCTGCCCTCAATACGCTTTGGGCAACCAACGCAGTCGTCGCCAATCGCGCGTCGGTTGGCATGATGGGTATGGTCCCGGCAACCGTTCGTCTCACGGCGGCACAGACGGCCGCCCGCGTTGCCGCGCAAGGATTGTCATCTGCCTACGCTGCCCTCGGAGGGCCGGTTGGCATCGCCGCTGCACTCGCCACCGCAGCGGCCGGTTGGTGGGTGATCCGCGAGAGCACCAAGGATGCCGAGGGAGCGCTCATCGACTTCAACGGAACGATGGATGACACCATCGAGAAGTTCCGTGAGCTCAACAAGCAGCAGCAGGCGGGCGAGATCCTGCGGTTGCAGAAAGAAATGCAGGCGGGCTACGACGCGATCGCCAGCGCCATTGATCGTATGTACGGCGTGGCAAACAGCGAGGTCGGTGGCATCCCCGCTCGTGAGTATGGCAAGCAGGTGCGTGCGCTGCGCGAGCAGTTGCAGGCCGGGAAGGTCAGCGCAGATCAATTCGCTGCTGAGCTCGCCAATGCCAACGCCAAACTCTTGGATGGCGCGCCCGCCGCCAAGCGGATTACCGACAGGTTTGTTGAGCAAACCGCATCAGCCGCCACGCTGGGTGTGAAGTACGAGCAGCAGAATCAGCTGCTCGGTACGTTCATCGGCACCAGCAATGACGCTGAACGGCAAACCGACGCAACCACCGCCGCGTTGAATCGCCAGGCAGTGGCGTCGAAGGCCGCTTCTGATGGGATCGACCAGCACCTCAAGTCCCTGCAATCCAGCATCGATGGCCAGCTCGTCAACCTTGTGCGCCTGAAGCAAGGCGCCGAGGCGGCCTTCATGGTCGACGTTGGCCAGAAGATCAACGCCGCCGGCGGCGCGGACAAGCTGAGCGCGGAACAGCGCGCTGACTACAACAAGCAGATCGCGCTGGGCTTGAATTTGATTCGCCAGACGGAGGTGGCGCAGAAGGCCGCCCAGGCCTCGAAGGCCGGCGGCAAGGCGGCGATCAAAGAGCACAAGACGGCGACCGAGGCCCTTGAGCGCTACCGCCAGCAGGCGGAGCTGGCCGCAGCGGCGATGAATGGCCCGCTCGACGAGGCGATGGCCAAGCACCTGCAGAACATGGCCGAGTACAACGCCGCGCTGGCCAAGGGCAACATCGCCCAGGCTGATGCCAACGTGCTGATGGCCCAGAGCGCAATGGAATACGCCAAGGTAGCGGCGGAGGTCGATCGGGCCATTGCCAGTCCGGAGGCCTTGCTGGCGACCATGGACGGCGAGCTGGCCATGCTGGGCAAGATCGGCCGCGCACGCGAGCTGTACCGCCGGCAGCTGCTCAACGAGCGCGACATGCGCCAAGAGCTGCAGAAGGCGGTGGAGGCAGCCGGTGGCAAGGAAGCGCTGGCGCTGGCCAAGGGCGCGGCGAGTTACGAAGAGTACGAGCGTTCGATGCTGGCTGCGGCTGATGCGTCCGCGGCGTTGTCACTGCGCGTGGAAGAGGCGGCGGCCAACGTCGAAGCATGGGCCAACGTGGTGATCTACGGTGTCGGCGATTCCGCAGATGCCATGGCAGACTTCGTTGCCGGTGGGCTGCGCGACTTCAACGGATTGTGGGACGACCTGAAGGACGTGGCCAAGCAGGGGCTGCGCGACCTCGCTCGCCAGCTGCTGCAGCAGAAGCTGGTGATCCCGATCCAAACCCGCATCATGGAAGGCTTCAGCAACTGGGGCAGCCAGGGCGGCGGCTTCAGCATGCAGAGCATCATGGGCATGTTCGGCGGAAACGGATCCGCCGCCGGTGGCCAGAACGTTGGGACAATCGCCGGGCTCTTGTCCAAGGGGCAGGGGCTTTTCAGTGCCGGATCTGCTGCGTCGAGTGGCGCCGGCGCGGGCAGTTTGATGGGGTTTGGCAACAACGTGGCGGCACTCACCGGCGGTGGTGCCGCGGGCGGATCGGCAGCAGCTGGCGCTGGCGCTGCCGGCTCTTCAGCGGCGGCAGCGGTGCCAATCATCGGCTGGATCATCGCCGGCATGATGAAGAACGCTGAGCTGTTCGATCAGGGCTGGGACATTGCCAATGGCGAAAGCTGGGCGGGCAAGATCGCCACGGCCGGCGCTGTGGGCATTGCGGACAAGAGCTTCCGTGGGCTGGGCTTTAACGACAAGACCGCCTCGATCTTGTCGGGGTCCAGCATCCACGCAAAGCTGTTCGGTCGCAGCGCGCCCAAGATCACCGGGCAGGGCATCACCGGCAGCTACGGCTTTGACGGCTTCGCTGGCCAGAGCTACGCGGACGTCAAGGCGAAGGGCGGCATGTTCCGCAGCGACAAGAAGTGGACGCAGTACACCGGGCTTGATCCCAACATTGACCGCACCTTCGATATGGCCGCGCGGCAGGTACGGGGTGCAACCACGGATCTGGCCAAGCAGCTGGGTGTGGATCTGACCCAACAGCTGGCCGGTGTGCGCGTGAACCTTGGCAAGCTGTCGCTGTCGGCCGACTCGGCCGAGGCCAAGGCCCAGTTGGAAGCCTACCTGGGCGACATGACCGACCGCCTGTTCACCGAGGCGGTGCGGGCGTCGGGCTTCGGCAACCAGCTGGACGGGTACTATGAGTCGGCCGACGTGTTCTCCGCGCTGAGCGCATCGATCGCGCTGGCCGTCGGCAATGCCGACGAGCTGGGTCGGGCGCTCAACAGCATGGAGATCGAGAAGGTCAACAAGGCGGTGGACTACTTCCAAGACCTGGCCGGCGTCGCCGGCACGGATCTGGCCACCCAGATCGAGAAGGTCACCGGGCTGCTGGGCAACTACGCCACGCTGATGGCCGACGTGTCCACGCAGCTGCTCACCGGCAACCTGACGCAGTACCAGTCCCAGGCGCTCACGATCGAGCGCACGTACCGCCAACAGGTGAAGGCGGCCAACGACTACGCAAAGGCGCTCGGCTTGTCCGGCGCCCGGGCGGAAGACCTGGCCAAGATCGAAGCGCTGCGCGCGACCAACATGGGCAAGCTGCAGGCCCAGATCGACGCCGACAAGAAGGCCATGAAGTACGGGCTGTCGATCAGCGACCTGTCGCCGCTCACCGATCAGGAGAAGCTGCAGGAGACGATGCGCGAGCTGGAGCGCGCGGTGTCAGGTGGGGACAGCAGCGCGGCGCAGGCGGCCGCACAGGCCGCTCTGGGCTTCGGTCGCAACCTCTACGCCAGTGGCCAGGACTACAACAGCCTCTACGGGCAGGTCACCGGCCTGATCGACAGCATGAAGGTGGGCGACCTCGACCTTGAGGACGGCACCAGCATGGGCAAGCTGGCTGACGTGATCGAGGCGCTGCCGGACAACTTCAGCCGGGCGGTGTTCGACCTGGTTGTCGATGGGAAGGGCCAGACCGAGACGACTTCGGCCGTGCAGCAGGGCAACACCCTACTGGCAGAACAGAACCAAGTGCTCCGCGAGCTGCTGCGCGTGACCACGTCCGGCGTGCGTGCCAGCAACAGCTCCGCCATCCGCGAAACCCTCAACAGGTAACCCCATGCAAGAACGGAAACTCACCCTGATCGATATCGGGGCGGGCGCGCTGCCGTCTGTCACTCCGGTCACGGCGCAGAACTCGTCCTGGTTCCCGACGGTGTACGTGTCACCGGAGACGCCCCCGGTGGATGGGGTGACGCCAGAGCCGGTCGCCGACGGCGTCCTGATCGAATGGGATGCCGTTGACCAGGCCGGGGTGGTCTACATCATCGAGCGCGGCCCCGCCCATGATGGACCGTGGACGGAGATCCACCGGACCACCCAAACCCGCTACCTCTACAGCGATGGCAGCGGGCAGAAGTGGTACTTCCGCATCACCGCCTCGGTGCGAGGTAAGCCGGGGGTGGGGACGGTGGTGGAAGGTACACCGACGCCCACAACCGCAGAGTTGATCGCAGCCCAGCAAAAGCTGGACAAGGAAATTGCAGACAGGATCGAAGCGAATGCGCTTGAGGCGGCAGCTCGGGCGGACGGGCTGGCACAAGCAGCCCAAGATCTAGCGTTCGAAGCACGAGCGCGTGCCGACGGTGTGCGCCAAGCGCTGGATGCCGTGGGAGCCGAGGCACAAGAGCGAGCCGATGAGCTGCTCAATGAGCGGATGGAGCGGAGCGCCGCGATTACTGAGTTGTCTCATACGCAGCAGAGCGACCATGAATCGCTCTCCCGCGCGCTGTCGGAAGTTGCCGCCGGCAGTGGTGCGCAATTTGACAGCAAGCGAATCTGGTACTTCGACGACGGCGTGGAAGGATGGACCGGCAACGGCGAACCCGGCTTCGATAGCGGGTGGCTGCGGCCGGCCAACGCCAACGCGTCCCCCTATGTCCAGTCTCCTGACACGCTTGGCCTAGATGCCGGCGCTTACAGCCATGTGAAGCTCCGGGTCCGGAAGATAGGTGCGCCCGTCTGGGTGGGTGCACTGCGCTGGGTAACGGTTGACGATCGCGACTGGAAATCTGTCAGGACGTTCGAGATCTCCGAACCAGTTTGGGACACCAATGGGATCGCTACGGTCACCGCTGCAGAGATCCCCTGGGCCGGTGAAGTGGCGGCCTTTCGTGTACAGCTCGGCGACTCGCAGACCGTTTCCCACTACTACCTGATCGACTGGGTTGCAGTGGGGCGCCCGACGCCAGGCGCCGGCGTGGCGTTGGTCCAAGAAGAGTCAGCCGCTCGTGTCGCCGCCGACAGCATTGAGGCATCCAAGCGCGAAACCCTAGCGGTCCAGTTGCGCGGTGACTATGAGGGGACGGACTTGTCCCAGGTTGCCACTGGCCTGTTCGCGGCCGAGCGAGACGCGCGCGTCAGCGCCGATGATGCGTCGGCATCAGCTATCGAGACCCTGCGGGCCCGCATGCCGGTCGGCGATGGACCGCTGGCCACCGAGGCGAGCGTGACAGAAGAGAGTCAGGTGCGCGCTGATGGGGATAGCGCCAACGCACGAAATATCGAGCTGGTGCAAGCGCGTATGCCAGCTGGCGACGGCAAGGTGGCGTCGGTCGAGGCCTTGGACAGCGTGACGGCCAAGGTCGAAGAGACCGAGCAGGGGCTGGTCTCCATGGGCGAGCGGGTGACATCGTTGAATGCCCAGATCGACAGCGAGCATGCCGGCGAAGACGATTGGAACGCCGGTGAGAGCGATTGGAGCGCGGGCACCGTAACCATCTACACGGTCATCGCCGATGGCGACCATGCCCAATCCAAGAAGACGGACGCTGTTACGGCCGAATTTGGCGAGTTCAAGGCGGGGGTGACTGATCAGATCGACGCGATCGCGGACGACGTATCGGCTCAAGCGCAACAACTTGTAGGCGTACACGCGGAACTCGAGGGAAAGGCATCCACGGACGCAGTCAACCAGCTGCGGTCGAGGGTGGACCAAAACGCCGACGGCATTACCGCAGTGTCCGAGCAGCTGGGGTCGGTCAAAGCAGAGGTTGCGGACAAGGCGAGCGCGCAGGTGGTACAGGGTATGCAGGCGCAGGTCCAGCAGACCGCCGACGGCCTTACGCGGGTCTTGGCCAAGGCCTTTCTGCACCTGATCGCTGACGGCGGCAACGGACCCGTTGTCGGCGGCATGGAGATCGATAACAACGGGCGGGTGGTGAACACGCGGTTCCTGAGCGACACGTTCGAGATCATCGCTCCCGGCGCCGATCGCGGCATGGAATGGCGTGACGGTTACCTGCGCGTCTGGAACGGCTCGGCCCAGCGAATCATTGGCACCGACTTCGGCAATGGAAACGAGGGGCTGATGGACTACTTCGGCCCCAATGTCGGCGCCCGCGCGGCGACAAAGGCGAATGCCGTGATGTGGATGGACAACGGTGGCAACGCCTACTGGGGTGGCGCCCTGGCTGCTGGTGTCCTGCGTAACGCGGTGCAGACCACCACCACCGTCATGACGGGAACGCAGTTGGTCTGCGGGCCGTTCTCCAGCAACGGGCGCAACAAGAGCGTGGTCGTCAGCTTCAGCCGTACGGTACGTCGCACCAAATCGGCATATGGGTCGCAGGGATTCGTGGCCGGCGCGGGTGAAAACACCTGCACGATCAACATCTATCGAAAGGTGGAAAACGATCCTGAGACGTTCTGGACGCAGCTGGTAGCCCGAGGTGGGGTGAGCATCAACAACGAGGTCGACGGACCCGATGTCGCCATATCGTCGTGGGGTGGCGCGGTGACCCTCAACGATGGCGCCGACGGCAGCCGCCAGCGGCAGTACCGCGCAGAGATCGTCGGTGCCAGCGAACAACAAGTGACGCACCAATCAGGCAGCTTCAATGCGCAGGCCATTGAACAAAGCATGTCGATTGTGTCCGTAGAAACCTAAGCCGGAGAGAACATGGCGCTTAAACACATTGATCAGGATGGTATCTATCCTGGCGGGAAGCGGGGGCTGCCCGGTCGGGCGGCGATGGCAATCGTCAACGAGAATTCAGCCGAAACCGAAGAGCGCTTGAGCACACTCGAAAGCGGCACCGGTGGCGTGGTTGGTGCGATCGAGACGTTGCAAAGCGGATTGGCGACCGAAGCTCAGAACCGATCCCAGATGGATGCGGTGCTAGGGGCCCGAATTGACTCGGAGCGTGAGTCCTTGGTGGCACTTGGCGCTCGCATTCTTGGCAAGAATCGATTGATCAACGGTAACTTTGACTTCACCCGGCGCGGGGTGGCGGGTTCCCGCACCAGCGCAGAGTACGTCGAGTTCTACACGGTGGACCGCTGGGTATGCGGCTTCGTGGGCATCAACGGCAACTGGGGTGTGGGAGGCACGCCGCTGGGTGCAATTGCCTGCTCTCGCCGCTTCCTCGGGTACAACATCGTGTCCGTCGCAAACAACAACTCTGCAGCCTATGTCGGGCAGAAGATTGAAAACTGCGACACCTTTGCAGGTAAGACTGTCACCCTTTCCATATGGGCGCGCAGTAATGTAGCCGGGAAGAAAATTGGCGTGCGCATCTTGCAGTTGATGGGCACTGGCGGAAGCCCCTCGGCCAATACCTCGACGGAATGCCCTGCCGTTGCGATCCTAACAACCTCCTTCAAGCGCCATTCCTTCACGGTCACACTGCCCTCAATGGCCGGCAAGGCGCGCGGTAACAATGGCAACGACAGCCTGTTCGTCGTTTTGGACTACTGCGCCGACTCGACCTTTTACGCAGGTCAGATCGTGGCGCAGACGGGTCTCTTCGAGATTGCGCAGGCTCAGCTGGAAGAGGGTGGCGTGGCTACCGACTTTGACTTCCGCCCGCTGGCGTTGGAACTCACCCTGTGTCAGCGCTACTACGAGAATAGTTATAGCGAGGATATCTATCCAGGAAGCGCCGCCGCTGTCGGCTACGCCTCTGCACTGGTAGCCACCAGCGGTTACTTCTTGTCCGCATCACCAGTATTCAAGGTTCCTAAACGTTCCGTGCCTGCCGTGACTACCTACCGGTACGACAACGGCGCAACCGGGCAGATGAGCGAATATGGCACTACTGGGTCGCTGCAGGCTGGCCGCCCAACCTCAATCACCAACATCAGCACCAACGGGTTTGAGATCCGGAGCGACAGCTCTCCGGGTGCAGGCAACGCGGTTCGTTACCACTGGGCAGCAGACTCGGAGCTTTGATATGTACAAACTGACCAACGACCCTGATGTGGTCCTCAGCACTGAAACCGGAACATTCATTCCTCGCGGCCATCGGTTGTGGGATGAGTACGAGGCATGGCTCGCAACCGGCAACACCATTCCCCTGCCGGAAGACACGCGCACGCTTTCCGAAATCAAACAGCAGCTGATCGCTGCGGCGACAGCGCTACGCTGGGAAAAGGAGACAGGCGGTATCGAGCTTGGCGGCGTGCGCGTGGGCACGACACTAGACGATCAGAACCGGATCAGCGGTGTGCTCTCCGCCATCGCCCTGGGTGGCTTGGTGGAGGTGGACTTCAAGGCCCAGAACGGATGGGTCAGGCTGACCGCGTCGGAGATACAGGGCATTGCCCAGTACATCTCGGCACACGTGCAGGCGTGCTTCAGTGCTGAGCGGGTGCACCATGAAGCCATCGAGAGTCTCGCGAGTGCAGAAGAGCTCGCGGTGTACGACGTGACGCAATCCTGGCCAAGCTAGGCGAAGCCTATGCCTGCGGTTGCATTAGATCTTTGACGTTGTTCCGGGGGGTGTTAACCGCTCGACCGACGCGATAGGCCTCCATCGCCGGCGGCTCGCTGGCCAGCAGCATCGCCATCGCGTCGTCGGGCTCCGCCGCCAGCCACTCATCGGTTTGGTCGGCGGTCAGCCAAATCGGCATGCGGTCGTGGATATCGGCCGACACGCCACTGCTGTCGCCGGTAATCACGGTGAAGGTGCCCAGGTTGTCCGGGTCGAGCAGGGGGCTGGTGTCTTCCCACAGGCCGGCGGCCAGCAGCGGCCCGGTCGCGTGGATGAACCATGGATCCTTCTTGCCGTCCTCGGCGTTCACCGACCACTCGTAGTACCCGGCCATGGGGATCAGGCAGCGGCGCTTCTTGAACGCCGACCGGAAGGCCGGCTTGGTGGCCACCGTCTCAATGCGGGCGTTGATCGTGGAGCCCTGCAGCTTCTTGGCCTTGGCCCAGAAGGGGAGCAGGCCCCACGCCAGGCGGGTGACCTGTAGGCCGGTGCCGCGATCGAGGATCACGGACGCGCGCTGCGTCGGCGCCAGGTTGTAGCTTTCGGGGATCGACATCAGGTCGCCGACCAGCTGGGGGAAGCCCAGGGTGTCAGCGTTTCGGATCGGGGTCTGGACGAATCGGCCGCACATTGTGTGATCCCGTGCCCCAGTCAGGGACGCTTCTTTCGCATCACTTTGACCGTTCCTGTGTGATTATCCGATGTCCGGCCAGTGAAGGAGATCGCCATGACGCCCGGCGCCGAGAGAATTCTCGACCACTGGGCGGCCGCCCCGGATTTTCGCCAGATTACCGTCCGAGAGGCCGCACGGCAGCTGCAGGAGTTGGTGCCCAGCTATCCCCATCCCTCCGACCACCCCGTGGCGATCTGCGTCAATGGCTACCGGTGGTTTGGCTCCGAAATGGAAGCGGTTGCCGACGCCATCTATCGAGCGGCGCGAAGGCCTCATCAGCTGGATGAGACGCTGGCCGGCCCGCATTGGGACGTGGAACGCGATGATGAAGGCCGCTGGTCGGTGCCGGGCATGTGCTTGGCCCGTGTCCATGCCGAACGAGCCTCCGACCGCCTCCACACGGCCTGAGCTCGGCAGCCCAGTTGGACAGTTCTGCCGGCCGCAGGTCATAGTTGCGAGACCTATTCCTTACGGCCACCCATGAGCATCCTCAATGTCCTGATGACGCCGGAGCGAGCATTCGTGGCCGTCGATACCCTTGCTCAAGACGCGGTCAGCGGGGAGATCTCAGAGGGTGCCAAGCTGCTGCTGATCCCCCAGCACAACATCGTCGTTGCTGGGCGGGGATCCGGGCAGTTCTTCCTTCGGATGTATCAGCTGTGCCTTGAGGCTAGCTTCCGAAAGGCCTTCAGCATCGAGCAGATCATGCGGGAGGTCGGGCCCGTCATGGACCAGATGTGGCCCAACTATGTCCAGGCGATCCGGGATGCCAAGATGGACTTGGGTCAGTTGCAGTCGGAAATTGTCGTGGTGGGCTGGTCCAAGACCCAAAGCCGGATCGTCGGCACCGCCTACGCGAAGTCAGTTGTAGAGCAACCCACCCGTGTGGCCCAGCTGGTCGGCGGGATAGCTGCGCCAGGCCAGCCGCTGCGGGATCTTCCCGACAGCTTCCATCCCGATGCGATCCTTGCCGCCGGGCGCAGGCAGGCAGAGTACGTGAACGCTGAAGAGGGGCGGCACGTTGCCGGCGGACAGCTTATCGCCGCATTCCTGCAGCGCGGCGAGGCGATCGTGCGGGATCTCGGCACCATCTGACAGGCTTGGCCAGTGACTTCGTGCGGCTCTCACTGACTGCGGGTGCTGCGGCAGGCTTCGCACGGGCACTCTGGGTCTTCCGCGTCCGCGAGCCGCAGGCAGCTCAGCCCGGGTGATAGGGCGCCTGAGCAGCGGCCCGCCGGCACTCCATGTCAAGACTGGCCTGCGAACCCCAGCCGGGGTAGCATCCCGCCCCCCTCTGGCGGTGCCGGGGCAATTGGATACACTACCCCGCATGACGAGCATCACCATCCCAGGTGGCTTGCTGGTTGCCATCGAGGGAATCGATGGCGCCGGCAAATCGACCTTGGCCAAAGGTCTTACCGATCGGCTCACGGCAGCCGGCGTAACCGTGTCCACCAGCAAGGAGCCCACCAACGGTCCTTGGGGCATGAAACTGCGAGAATCGGCCTCTTCAGGCCGCCTGAGTCCCGAGGAAGAGGTGAAGTACCTTCTTGCCGACAGGCGGGACCACGTCGAGCAGTTCATCGAGCCAGCTCTGCGCCGGGGCGAGGTGGTCATTCTTGATCGCTACTTCCCGTCCATGGTGGCCTATCAGGGTGCGGCGGGCGTTCCGGTCGACGAGCTATCTGCTGCCAACGCCTTTGCTCCCCGTCCGCATTTGATGATTCTGTTGGACGTGGAGCCAGCAATAGGCTTGGAGCGGATCAGAGCGCGCGGTGACCGACCCAACCACTTCGAGAATGAAGAAAACCTCTCGCTGTGCCGTCAGATATTTCTGGACATGGCCGAGCGATCCAAGTTCGTGGTCAACGCCAGCAAGTCCGAGCTCGAGGTGTTGGAAGATTCGTATGCTCTTGTGATTCGGCAGTTTGCGCAGAACCTGGGCACCCCGTCAGTTGAGAACGTCGAAAAGCTTGGGGCCCTGATGGCAGGGCACCTCGTCTGAAGGCGGGCGTGCTGAATCGCAATCCTTGAGACGCCCGGGCGTATCCTGCGCCCATGCTCCCTCCCGACTTCCGCTGGCGCTCGGTCGCCAGCCGCCCTGATGAACTCCCGGATGCCATCTACTGCGGCATGACAGAGGTGCTGCGCCTGTCGCAGCGGGTGGACGATAAGATCTGGTGGGTCGAGGTGGACCGTCATCTCGACGACCAGCACCGCGGACGTCGGCTATGCACCAGCTACGAGCAGGGCGTGATCGGGTCGGAGCTGTGGGCGGTCAGGCATCAGCAGCGGCTTCGCCTGGAGATCGACCAGCGCGAGGTGGCCCGAGCGGCCGCGAGGAAGAACCGGACCTGGTAGACAGTCAGCCAGCGTTGCCTCCGTATCGGCGCGTGCGACCGCGGGAGGCGACAGTAGCTGCATGGATCAGAAGAGCATCGGCAAGGCGCGCTGGGCGCGCGCGAGGGCGGCTTCGCTATGGCAGCAGGCCGACGATCTGGACAGCATTCGTAGCGGCGACTGGCGGGCGAGGGCGACTCGCCGGCGCGGCGCCGACCGGCTACGCGCCGAGGCAGCGCGGTTCGACGGCATCGCCAATCGGCTGCACCCCTTCGACGACGATCAGGCCGCCTGACCCGGCCGCAGCGCGACGACGTTGCCGTTGCGCAGACGGTCCAGGTAATCCGCCCACTCCTGCATCATCCGCGTGCGCTCCACGAGGTGCGTGGTCCGGTTGTAGGCCCGGCCGTTCGGATCCTTCACCGCGTGCGCCAGCTGGTGCTCGATAATGTCCGGGCGGTAACCCAGCACCTCATCCAGCAGCGTGCGAGCGGTCGCACGGAATCCGTGGCCGGTCACCGTGCCCTTGTCGAAGCCCATGACGCGCAGCGCCGCCAGCACGGCGACCTCCGACATCGGTCGCTTATCGGTGCGCCCGCCGGCGAAGACGTACTGGCCGTGGCCGGTGATCGGCTGCAGCTCCCTCAATACCTCTACCGCCTGCCTTGCGAGGGGAACCATGTGCGCCTGGCGCATCTTCATGCGCGCGGCTGGGATGCTCCCCACCGCGGCGTCGAGGTCGACCTCCGCCCATTCCGCCTGCCGCAGTTCGCCCGGCCGGACGAACACCATCGGCGCGAGCTTCAGCGCGGCCTGGACCACCGGCGTGCCGTGATAGGCGTGCAGGGCACGCAGCAGGCCGCCCAGCTGGACGGGGTCAACGATGGCGGCATGGTTCTTCTCGGGTGCCGGCACCAGCGCGCCACGAAGGTCAGCAACTGGGTTCCGCTCGGCGCGGTCCGTGGCCACGGCGTACCGCATGACCTGCCCGCAGTTCTGCATCACCCGGTGGGCTGATTCGAAAGCAGCCCGGGCCTCCATTCGCCGGGCCACCTGCAGGAAGTCCGAGGCCTTCAGATCGCTGGCGCGCCGAGCGCCGATGTACGGGAAGACATCCTTCTCGAACCAGGCGATCACCTTCTTGCCATAGGCCGGCACCCAGGGGCGGCCAGCCAGCCACTCTCGGGTGATGACCTCGAAACTCTCGCCATCGGCAACGGCGCGGGAGGCTGTAGCTGCCTTGCGGTGTTCGCTCGGGTCCACGCCGCTGGCCAGCAGGCGACGCGCGTCCTCTCGTGCCTCTCTGGCTTTGGCCAGGCTGACGTCGGGGTAGAGGCCAAGGGTCAGCAGCTTCTCCTTGCCGGCGACACGGTACTTCCAACGCCAGCTTTTGGCGCCAGCAACGGTGATCAGGAGGAACAGGCCGCCACCGTCAGCCAGCTTCTGTGGCTTGTCGGCAGGCTTGGCGCGACGAATCGCTGCGTCGGTCAGGGGCATGGGGGTATCGGGTTCTGGGGCAGGGCGGATACCCCTAGATATACCCCCAGCGTCTCATGGGCTGCAACGGAACAGGCCGGACAACCCCGGACAACAAAAAAGCCGGAACCCCTTGTTTGACGGGAGGTTCCGGCTTTCTGTGGTCCTTGTGGGACCGTCTAATGGTGGAGGTGGGCGGAATTGAACCG